ATACCTTGCACCGAGTACAGGGGAGTAATATGCAACATACCAAATTACAAACAGTGGTACTAGATGGTTGGATAAAAGACTTTAATGGTAAAGGTGAGAAAGCTGTAATGCATGATACCATTAAGTCTTACTTTGATGCAGTCTGGTATGAGGCTAATGGATACTGGTCAGACAAGATAAAAGACCAGTGGGACTATGCTGAGAAACTATATCAGGATAATTATGGATTTCCATTTAGAAGATTTAACTGGCAGTCCAAGATGAAAAGTCCAGTAGTAGACAATCTTATTACTCGTATTAGTTATCACATATATAAAGTATTGGTTAATATGGCTACAGGTAGGTACTTTACTGTAGATCATCCTAACGAGGCTCGAGCCAAGGCTTATGAGGAATTACTAAAGCTGGACTTAAAAAGAGAGAACTATCCTAAGAAATTCATTGAGTCATTTGCACAGTCTCTTATGAACTCGATTATGGTACATAAGATCATGTATGCCAAGTCTGTGCAGTACATTCCTACGTGGAATGAGAAACTTCAAAAGTATGACCGACTAGAGCCAAAGATTAAAGCATCGGTACAAGTAAAGAAGGTTGACCCAAGGAATATCAGGTTAGACCCATATGGGGAACGCTATATTATAGAGTGTGTAAATAAGGTACCTTGGCATGAGTTTCTACATACTGCTCGTGCAAACAAATGGAAAAACATAAAAGCGATTGAACATGAACTAGAAAACAAAGACCAACATTTGCCTACTGTAGACTTAAAGTACATCTACTGCAAGTCTCTGGTAGACGAGAAGGGAAGTGAAATCTCCACTAATGTTTATTTTGTAGTGGCTGAGGATAAGTATGTTGTGCATGTAGACAACTATCTACTACCGGACGGACGTTTTCCATATTCTGTAGGGGCTCCTATGATGGACGTCTATGGTCGGTATGGTCGTGCTTACGTGTCTAAGGTTGCAGACATAATTACCCATCAGGTAGGATTCCAGAACTTAACATTAGATGCTGCTCAGTTATCTGCTCTTGGTACACATGAGTACGATATAGAAGTAGCATCCTCCGACTCTGCACATACTTTCACCTCAGGCGTGTCTCCTGGAAAGATGTTTCCGAAAGTAGGACAGGGAAGAATGTTAAACTCTGCTTACCCCGATGCTAACCAAATACCTGGGCTTTTACAGATTGGGTATTACTTAGATAGGGAACTACAAAACAAAGGCTATGTAAATGAGTTTTTTGCTGGTCAGGCTACTGCTAAGGGTAGACCTACATTAGGCGAGATCAACTTGAAGACGCAGGAGTCTTCGGCTTTCTTTACAGACATGGCTTCACATGTCGAGTCAAATAAAATATCAAATGACTTAGAGTTGATATTGTTTACTCGACTACTGCACCTGCATGAGAATAGGGGAGACCTAGAGAGCGAGATTAGCCATTTAGATCCTGCAATACAAGACACAATTCGACAGCTGACACCTGAGGTAATAATGGAAGACTTATTGAACTTCCGTATTACTGTTCATGGAGTTAGTGGTAAGTTGAGAAAACAAGCTAACTTTGAGAAGTTTATGGCTGTATGGCAAGTCTTAGGTAATATGCCACTTGTACAAGGTACAGCGATATTCTCAAAGATAACGAAGGAAGTGCTTGAACTGTTAGATGACTCTGCGGATAGTCTCATTAATATGAAACTACTTGAGGACTTGGAGAAGAAAATGCAAGAGAACCTCGCAATGCAGATAGCCTCGGCAGGACAACCACAACAACCACAACAAGCACCAGCAGGTCAACCGGAGGGACAACCAGCAAATAGTCCTCCTCCGGCACAAGATACTGTTGTGTAAAGGAGCGTGATGCATGGCAGATGTACAAGAAGTTGAGAAAAGACTAAAAGAGGTACTCCAGGAAAAGATTAAGAAGTATGGTGATGACTCTAAGAAAGTTAGGGCTGTCATCTCTACAATGGGTACCATTATACACGAGAACAAACAGAAAGGCAAAGGTGTAGATATAGAGCCATCGGAGAGTGCAATATCAGTCGAGCAGGTTGTAGATGCGGCAATTCGAGAAGTGGACGAGTTGACTGCTCCCACACAACCAGCCAATCCACAGCCTCCTCCTGAACCCAAGCCCACACCAGCCGAACCAAAGCCTGAACCGAAACCGACTGAACCGGAAGAATCAGGAGAGTTTTTACCCTCGGGAGCAAGAGTACCAGATGATGTACCGAGACAGGAGATACAGACTATCAAGGTAACTAATCCATTAACACTTGATCAGGCAAAGGACGTTGTAGAGTTAAGACGAAGACTCAAGATGAAACAACAGACTAGCCAGCACAAGAACGTAGCCGATGAAGCGGTGAATAAGTTAATGGAGGAAATGGCACAAGAGCGAGCCGAGGCACAAGCGAAAGCGAGATAAATTAAACTAGGAGGAAACGAACGTGGCTGATTATTCAAGAATGATGTCCATAACCGATGACTCTACTAACTTGGCAAAAGAGAAATTGTCTCACCGAGTTAGGGTCAACAATATGGCATCAACAGTATTTAGAGGTCAGACCAGAGTGGAGGACAAATTTGGAGCCCATTCCGGTTCGTCAGTGACTATTCAGAAATGGCAAAAGCTAGACCAGCAGGGTTCTGTCCCTGAGTTGAATGCTTTACCAGTCTCTAGTCCTGACATTAATGAGGTCAACTGTACAATTACTGAGTATGGTGGATCTGTAGTATACACCAGAAAAGCTAAGAACATAGCTGAGTACCTCATTGACGAGAAGTTAAACAGATTGATAGAGATTAACTCTGCGGAAAGTATGGATACTCAGGCTGGTACAGAATACCAGACTGCGGATGTATTCTATATTCCAACTGGTTCTGCTGGTTCTGAGACCGGAACATTGGACACAGATGGTACAGTGTCTACTGCTGCGACAAGGAACATTAGTAGACAGGACTTTGTTCTATTGTCTGCTCACCTTAAGAGTAACAACATTACAAAGTATGACGAATCCAGATTCTTGGCTATCTGTAACCCATTTGCTCTTGCAGCTTTGTTTACGGACACATCTGCGAACTCACTTATGGAACAGTACAAGTACGATATGCCGGAACTCCTGATCAAAGGAGAACTCGGAGCAGCGTGGGGATTCAGATTTGTAGAGGAAACCAACGTACTTGCCAATACCCTTGGTACTGGTAGTAAGAATGGTGAGATAATTGTTATCGGAGACGATGCGGTTGCTGAGGCTCTTGTTGAGCCTGAGGACGTGCGTGTGGACATGTGGAACTATGAGAGGTTCTATGGTATTGCATGGACTTGCACAACTGGTTTCAAGAAGATTTGGAACTACACCGATGACAACAACTTCCAGATCGTAAGATTTTGGAGTACATAAGAGTAAATCTAACAGGAGGAAAAAGACATGGATGGAATGCAGAGCATGTGCATACCACTGTACTCACACCAGCATTTGTGTGAGACCGCAGCCGGAGACCTGTTTACTTATACGTTCTCCTCACCTGCTATTGTACGAGACTTTCAGTTACTTGTTACCGAACTAAGTGCATTAGACACTACGGATTGCTTAGTAGCGATTGATCTTGATACAGTATTGGCAGCGAGGGTAGAGAAGGTTGAGTTTACTATCACCGATGCGATTGCAGTAGGTACGTCCTATAATGCACATACGGTAGCGACAAGTTGGGCTCCGTTTAATGTGACTGTAGGAGACAAGATAATCGTAGAACAAACCCAGGCAGGAGCAGATACAGGTACTGAGGCTGGCGAATATGTAATATATATGTTTGTACAGTTCTACCCTGACAAGTGGGTGTAATGTAACTCAGGGGCACCTTCGGGTGCCCCTATGTTTAAGGATGGTATATATGAAAAAGACTGTTTATACACCGGATAAACATGGCAACTATAACATACACAAGTCTCACTTACCTAAGGCTGACGATTCGTTAAAGAAGGATAATAAGAACAAATGGAAGTGGGAAATAGCAATACAGCCTGTTAAGATATTTGACCCGCCTCATGCAGGGAAACGAGTAGATGACCCTATACGAGGTTTTACTTATGCAGATGATCCTAAAGCGGAACCTATATTGGTACCAGGTCAACCATTACCAGTTACTATACATATAGAGACCGGAGCCAAGGAACAGGAGTTTGAACTTATTGATCAACTCACGTCTGATAGAGGACAAATACATAAACAACCGACTGATAGTAGATTATATAAAATCCTTAAACATCAACCCGATGGAATGTACAGGCTTACAATATACAAGCAGACTCTCGGGGCACAGTATATGGGGAATGATGTATATGCATTTTGGGGATGGCAATTAATCTCTAAGAATGCCGACATTATCCTTATGGAAACAAGGTATGCTCAATCAGGATTCCTGGATAAGTTTAACATAGATGTTAGGGACCCTAGAGAAGACGCAAGGCGTAAACATTATTATGAGATACCTAGTGGTGGAATAGATTATGTTTGGTAGGAGACATAAATGACCCTAGCAGAGATGCGAACAATAGTCAAAGACCTGATTACTCACAACATTACAGGGATTGACACAACAGTAGACACAGCCTTAAATACAGCGGTAGAACTTATTACTCAGAATGTCTCGGCTATATATGATGAAGACATTTGGTACCATCAATTTACAGCTGGCGATGTGTCTAGTAACTATGACAACTTCCCCCTCCCCTCTAATACCAAGTACATACGTAAGGTTGCATACAGAGACGTATCAGGTACGGAAGATACCTATAAGGAACTTACCCCATTGTCACCGGATGAGATCTACAACTATGGGGCTGTAGATGCAGACAATCGAGGGTTTGTCAATATGGGAGGCTATGACTTCTCTACTGCGACAAACATGCGAGACTTTGCTCAGAGCAGGTCTATCTTCCCAACGACTCGAGTAGACTCGGAAGGGGAACCTCGGATGTTCTATCGTTTAAAGAATCAATTGTTTATTCATCCTAGACCATCTACCTCAGAAGTAGGAAATTATCTTGAAGCATTTTTACATAAATATTGTGCATACCTATCGGCTGATGGTGATACCAATACGATTAGTATAAATTATCCCTATTCATGTATTCATTATGCAGTAGGTATATTATGGGCTACTAAGTTTAATAATATGCAGAGGGCTCAGGCATCTATCCAGTTAGCCTCGAGTATGTTACAAGCTGTAGCTACATCGCAGGAAGTTAGTAAGTTGATTAACATGATAACCAAGATTGCGTAGGAGGCAATAAATGGCAAATGCAATGTACCCCAAAGGTGGGGAAGGATTGATGCAGGGTGATTATAGTTTTGCAAGCGACCTGCGTGTAATATTAATAGATAGTGCTGATCATGCCTATAGTGATGCAGACGATTTTCTGAATGATATTACAGCCGGAGCAAGGGTAGCTACATCTACTGCTTTAACTAGTAAGACCTACACAGATGGAGTCCTTGATGCAGCAGACGTAACATGGTCTTCTGTGTCGGGAGACCAATCCGAGGCTGTTCTTTTATACTATCATACAGGTGTGGAGACTACCTCTAATCTTATCTTCTGGTGGGACACAGGAGTAACAGGTCTACCAGTAACCCCAAATGGACAGGACATTATTGTACAGTGGAATGCAAGTGGTATTCTGTCAATAAGTCTATAAGGAGACACAAATGCGAATAGTAAAAGTTAGAATACGTGCAGGAGATCCAACAATAGGTGAAAACCAACTCATATATCCTGCAAGGTATAACCCCATAGAAGTTGACAGGTTAGGCGGTGGTGTAGGTCGCTTGAATAAGATTAATGTTTCAATGTCGGGAGACATAGGTAGGGGTGGTAATGAAGAATTTATGTATGTCGCACTCCCAGACAGCCTAGCAAGGGAATACGCGCAAGACCCAGATATGATGATTGTTGACTCCACAACCGCAGACACCGAAATGGAACAGTGGAGAATCAACAATGGGGTGCCGGAGGAAGTTGTTGACCCTAACATTCTTAATGCAATCAAAGCAAAGCAAGACGCTGGTATTCCATTGACTCAGGCTAATCTTGACGCATTAGACCCAACTAAACCAGCGAGGGGAATAAACAAAGCTAGGGCTAATTGTAAAGAAGTTATACCCGATATAGATGATGATTTGACTAGTCTACCGGAGGATTTGAAACGGATTGGAACACCAAGCAGATAAAACTGTACTTATCTCTCTTACTACACGAAAGTCTATTCATGCAAGAGTAGTACATTGGTTACTACAACAGTCCAACAATAATCCTATTGATATTGTAGACACCACCATGCCATTAGAGCATGCTAGAAATCTACAAGTAGAACGATTCCTACAATCTCAGTGTGACTATTTATTTATTGTAGACTCGGATTGTGTGCCCAAACCAGATACTATTGAAGTTTTACTGAAACTAGACTTACCTTTTGTATCGGCTCCTCATCCCAGTGTGATTGGGAAAGAAGTCGGAGTCATGATTGTA